AAGTTCCTCAAAAAGTTGCCATACGACATCCTACATTCCAAATAATTCCATGGGTGAATGTCAGTGTGTCCACCTAAAGCTTCAGGCTTGAACATAACTTCATACTCATCAAGTCTGTCCTGCACATATGTTGATTCTGTGTATTTTTCCTGATGAGAGTAATAATGTGATATTCTGGGCACCAGGGAAATGTTGAGGGGTTTCAAATGCCTGACCGTGTCATAGTAGACATCCAGTCCTTGCTTCATCAGGGTGACATTCAACGGCGTATCATTGTGATAACTGAAATTCTGTCTGTTGATCAAAAAATTGACTGCCATATCGTGAAGCTGATCCCTAGTGAGTTTGTCGGAGTTGCCAGTGAGTTGCCTCATGAAGGACGAATTGACCCTATATATTGCCTTACTCCTGACAGTCTGAGTGACCATGTATCTAAATGCAGAGCCCTCTTCCTTAGTCACTCTGGCTTCCCTCTGAGCACAAGACATCAAGGCCAATAACATGGATGAACTGTATCTAGAGTTATAAGCATCAGAGTAATCTTCAGGAGGGACTGATAACAAAAATTCACGGATGGCTCTGGTTTCTCTGTTGGATCTCCTGCACAAATGAACGACTCCTGATCTACTCAATGAGGGCACTTTTAATTTCTGCTTCCCTGTCTCATCAATGTCAATCAGTTCAGGTGAATAACTCTGACCTTCCATGATAGTGGCAATAGTGTCCTCAATGGGTTGTTCAGGGTTGCTGCGATAATTTGGCAACAGAGGCAAGAAATTGGCTGACACTGATGATAAAAGTGGGTCAGGTCTGATCAGTCCACCTAGCTCTAGAGGAACCTCATATATGGCTTGTCCCAACCGTTTCCACAATCTCCTGCTTTGATTTTGCACCATAGCTAAATGATTGTTCAACAGATGGGTCCAACAAGCTCCTATTAGGCTGCCTTCAGCTCTCAAATACTCATTTCCCTGGTTCATGGCTCTTAGAGATATAGGGTAAGGATCAGAATCATCAGCCACATCAATGTAAGAGATTCTACTCTTGATGTCAGGCCTGATTTCCCCCATTGTGGTGAAGAACTCTGAGTTGAATTCCCAATAGTCTGATGACAGAGTAGACTTCTGAAGGTTCCTTTTAATACCCATCTGAGATAGCACTGTGACATGAGCGGTGAGACCGTCCTTGCAGGTGGAATAAAACTCTGATTTGTCTTCCTTGTCCCATGAAAATGCCCGTGAGTAATCATCTGATGTGATATGTGATGTGATGCTAAAATTTTTGTGTCTATACATTCTAGTTAGAACATAGTTTGAGAGGTTTTGAGCATCAGACCCCAACACACTGCTAGTGCATCCCAATATTCCTTGGTGCATGCTTTCCTCAAGATGGATAATCTGCTTGCTCAATGTC